GTCTTCCCTGTGACTGCTTTGAGACTGCGCTCTAAGGCTGCGGGCAACGTCTTCCCGCGTTTCTCGGCGCGGCGCAGGATGCCCTTGCAGGCTGTGGCGCTCAAAAAGAACCGCTGCGGCACTGCGCCAGTCTCCAAGATGTCCGACAACGAACACACGGCGGCGGCGCTGGGCCACTCCGAAGAACTGAGCGTCAAGCATTCGGTAGGCGAACCCATACCCGAGTTCGACCATGCCCCCGAGAATGGCACCAAAGTCCCGTCCTCCTCCTGATGACAAGACGCCGGGGACGTTCTCCCAAACCAGCCACTTGGGCCTTTTTCGTTGAGCAAGCCTAAGAAATTCGAGGGCCAGGTTGCCACGGTCGTCAGCCAGTCCTCCTCGGAGTCCCGCGATGCTGAATGACTGGCAAGGTGTTCCTCCGACCAGAAGGTGAATTGGTCCATACTGATCTGCTCCAATGGTGGTGAAGTCCCCGTGTAGGGGAACGTCAGGATAATGATGCGCCAAAACAGAACGAGGCGCGGCTTCAATTTCAGAAAAGAACGCTGGTTCCCATCCAAATGGATGCCAAGCGACAGTAGCAGCCTCAATGCCAGAGCATACTGAGCCGTATCTCACCCCACCACCTCCGCCCCAGGAAACACCGCCTTGACCTCCTCCACCATAGGATCGCCACAAGCGGCTGGGTTCGCCACAATCTCGCGTGATTTGTAGCCATCAGGCCCGTTCAGGATCAATCTATCACCAATCCTCCAGGTGACATGTAACCCATCTTCAGAGCCTTCGAACTCCCAAGGAACCAGATCAGGATGAATCAGATGATGATCGCAGCCATTGTGCTGGTGATCGACAGGAATGACATCCTGCCACCGCTCACAAAAGAATGTGCCATCATCTTTCGGTGTCACATTAGCGCATGTGCGGCAATTGGCGTGTTTGGTTGGTTGCTTTTCGTGGCAGAACTTATGGGCATCACAAAACTTGCACTGATACCAACTGGCATCAGTCGAGATTGGCGGTGGAAGGCGTTCATCCATTGCCAGCCGCTTTCCACGTTGAACAGCTTTCTCAGCCACATCACGATCAAAATGCACCCATTCTGTATAAATGGCATCATCATTTTTATTAACCGCATAGTAAAGCGCCCGATCCAGTCGCCTACCCATCATGTAAACGTGGCACTGCACCCAATGCTGAGGCTTCGACTTCTCCAGCCCGTTCTTCAACAGATCATTGAATGACTTGTCAGAGTGCGTCTTGCACTCAAGGATTGCCTTTGTATTCGGCGCAAATGGCAAATTAAACAAGATGCCGTCGATAGAGCCAGATACATGGCATCCAAAATCTACCTTTGCTTGAGCAGCACCAGTGCAGGAAACATCCACACCAATGCGGCGTAGATCGGCAACGATCAGGTCTTCTTCCTTATGGCCGCGACGAAACAGGCGCAGTACCCTACCAGGAAATTCAGGCTGAACAGCCCAGCGAAATGATAGCCAAAGCCAACGATCACAATAATGTCCAAGCATCGACGCACCCATGTGCGGCCTGGGCTTACTGGAATTTTCTTCATGTGATTGATCAATCAGTGTAGCAATGCTATTCATTGGTTCGGGAATGGCAGTCATTCTCGTTGCTCCATAGGTTGAACTGGGCCGGGGTTTTGGAAGTCGCCCCGGCCCGTTTTTTACTTCTTAGCCCACGGTGGAGCAGCACCAACACTAGAAGCGGTCGTAACAGTAGCGGTCGTAACAGTCGGAGCAGCCGATCCACCCATAGACTTCCAGCCGACCACATCATTGCGATCATCGTCAAGCTTCAGTTTGATCCTGATGGGATGACCGATCAGTTGATCGGTGTCCTGAATGCTGGACAATCCTATACACCGGCAAATGTCTCCAAGCTGCTGGCGACCAATTTCTTCAGCGCGAGGTGACTTATTGCGGATATTCAGGCCACCAAACACCACTCGGCCCTGATGTGTCGGACCAGTGATATCATAACGGACGTTGATGCGCTGACCAGTCCCATCCTTAGTTGGATTCAGATCAGCCTTGGTAATATTGGCCTCATACCAGCCAGCCGGAAGTGGATCATAGCCGCCACCATTGGGAGCGTCAGAAACATTGAAGGTTTCACCCAAAAAACTCATGTCAATTCTCCTTGGAAATGCTGAACGAGGGTCGCCCAGGCTTTGATGTAATTGCACCTAGAAGTGGCGTTGTGATGGCTGGATCGGTACTCTTCCAAACCTTCATATTGATCTCAGGTGTCCATCTAAACAAACTAGATAGATGACCGCTAAGACCAAATTCATTGGCAATCTCCTGAAGTTTATCGCCATCGACCTTACGATTGATCCGGCCCTCTATCTTCAGAATATACCCGTCAGGCTTTACAGTCTCAGTCCCTTCCAATGTCTCAGGAATGCCGACAAGTGATTTGATCTTGTCTTCAATCGTGCGGCGATTGGCGACAGCTTTAGCTTCTTCCGCCTTTGCATTGATCCATTGATCACAGAGGGATTGGAGCATCATGCACCTCCAATCTTGGAAATGATCTCACCCAAATCCGGTGATTCCCACGCATCCAGTTTGCCAGAGCGATCCTTGCACAACCACAATCCATCACAGTCGCACATAAGAGCGCGCTGGGCCTGACCGGATTCATCACGTTCTACCCGCAACGCCAGCACCTCATCGAAAAGATACGGTAGGGCCTGAGTTAGTGACTTGCCAGGCATCGAAGGATTGTAGAGCAGCCGCCCCATCTCATCCTGCGACTTTTCCAGCTTGGCGCTGAAATAGACGTTCTTGGCGGGCAGATCGCGAAAGGCACGGATAATATCGGTCATCTGCTCAGACAATGCGCCATAAGCCTGGCGCGGGTCTTTGGTTAACTTCTTCTCATAGTTTAGGACCACCTCGCCTATCTCGCTGATAGAATCGAGCGCAATGGACTCGAAGTGCTTTGCCTCATCCGATTCAGAAGCCCACTTGAAGGCTTCAGTCAGGTCTTCCATTGAGTTGATCTCAATGTACGGCAAATCGCTATCCTGAATAGAAAGCAAACCGCTTTCAGCAGACAAGATAATGGGATTAGGCAAAGTTTTGATCAGTGTGGTCTTGCCAGCGCCAGCCGGTCCATAAACTACCAGCTTCACGCCATTTGAAGACAGTCCACCTGTCCTCTTCAGTGATATTGCCATATTATGTTACTCCTCCGCAGCGGTCGGCCATCCGGTCGCTGGGCCTCACGAACCTAGGCCACTCGTTGTGTTAGTCAAGCAAAAAAATGCTTGACCATCTCAGACACCTGATCCAGCCTGAACGCAGAAAGGAGTAGTCAATGATACCAACACACACCAGTGCCGCAGATATGCTAGACCTTCTAGTGGGTTACATGAAGGACAATGCGGCGATCCAGAGGGCAATCTGGAATGAGTTCGGCTGGAAGCCAACTATCAGCCAGATCGAAGGTGCGCGGCATTGTAGGGAATCGCGTAATGCCAAATTCAAAAAGATGTATGATGATGTCAAAGGCGGAAGTGGCGAAAAAGATCGCCTGATGTTTGATGCAATCAAGATCGGCAGCAAATTGTTGCGCGAAAAGATCATTGAACGTCATCCCAGGATCATGAAGGCCCTTGAGGCGCACGGGAATACGGTGGTGTGGGATGGCTGACATATCGCACATCTTCACCGGCAATTTTCAGCCATCAGAAGACCCGCCAGAGGTACAACTCGCAGATGCAATGTCGCGGGCTGGATTGAAACCTCCAGCGGCCATTCAGCTTGATGGCAAGATGCATCGATTCAGCCCAGATAAACGCAACGACAAATCCGGCTGGTATGTTGCATACGCTGATGGCGTACCGGCTGGCCGTTTCGGTTGCTGGCGGCAGGGCATCGACCAAACATGGCGAGCCAATGTCGGTAGGCCTCTCAGCGCGCTCGAAGAGATCGCCAACACCAAGAGACTGGCAGAAGCTAGGCGGGTCCGCGACGAGGAACTGACCCGCCATCGCGAAGTCGTGGCCGATACGGTAGAAACGATATGGGCTGGCTGTGAAGGCGCACCGGCAGATCATCCTTATCTAGTCCGAAAGACCATCAATATTCATGGCGCTCGCGTGTCCGGTGACGGGCGGCTGGTCGTGCCACTTTATGATCAGGATGGGAACATTTCGTCCCTGCAATATATCGACCGAGACGGCACCAAACTTTATCATCCTGGCGGTCGAACTGGTGGCTGTTTCTGGATGGTTGGCACTCTCGACGATCCAGGCATCCTCTATGTCGCGGAGGGCTTTGCCACTGCCGCCACGATCCATGAAGTGACCGGACGGCCATGTGTGGTGGCTTACTCTGCATCCAATCTCGTTCCTGTCGTAGGAATATTGCGCGAGCGGTATGGCATCACACAGGACATGATGGTGGTAGCTGACAACGATGCGTCAGGCACCGGACAGAAATATGCAGATCAGGCTTGTGCCAAGCATGGTGTCAGGTCTGTCACCATTCCGATCCCCGGCGATGCCAACGATTATGTGCAGGGCGGCAATGATCTCATCAGTCTATTGCACCCCAAAATGGAGCAGTGGCTGGAGCCGGTGGCTTCATATCTGGATCAACCAGCACCACCTCAATGGTTGATCAAAGGTTGGCTGGAAAAGGAAGTACTATGTATGGTGCATGGTCCTTCCGGTGCCGGTAAATCGTTTGTGGTGCTGGATTGGTGCCTTCATATCGCCACCGCCAAACCTGATTGGAACGGTGCCAAGATCAATGCTGGCAAAGTGATCTATCTGGCCGGTGAAGGTCATTATGGCATCAGACGGCGGATCGCGGTCTGGATGCAGACCTACAATGCAGATCAGGCCAGCATGTGGATCAGCCGCACAGGTTGCGACATCAATACAGCAGAAGGCTATCACAAGGTGGTAGAATCCATCCGGTCGCTAAGTGTGATACCTGATGTGATAACGGTCGATACAGTGCATCGTTTCATGGATGGCGATGAGAACAGCGCACAGGACGTTAAGACCATGATCGATGCGTGTAACGGCCTTATGCGTGAATTTAAATGTACAGTGATCCTGGTGCATCACACAGGCGTTAGCGAAGAGGCTCAACATCGCGCCAGAGGATCGTCATCATGGAGAGGCGCTCTGGAATCGGAATTTTCCGTAGCGCCATCGAAAGGCGAAGATCATGCCATCAAACTGATCAATCGCAAAATGAAGGACGGTCCTGATGGAGCGATAGAGCATTTTGCACTGGTCACCACGCCGATTAATGGCTGGGTAGATGAAGACGGTGATCCCGTGTCGAGCGCCATTCTGGTCAAGACAGAAGCGCCACCGGAAAAGCCTAAAAAGGAATCGAAGCTGTTATCCTGTCAAAAGCTGTTAGAAGATGCGTGGTTTAATTCTAACGCCGAGATGGAAGGCGATAAACCATACATATCCAAATCTGCGCTCAAGGAATATCTCAAGGTGAAACTCAGAATAAGCGATGCAACCGCCGCCCAGCATGTGAAGCCAAGCGATACGGAAAGGACCGTTGGGCAGCTTGTAGTGGCTGGAATTATCGCTGCTACAGAGCATGGATTTGTGGTCGAAGATGCCGAATTTTGCCAAAGTCTGATGATTCTCAAAAATGGCTAGCGGTACGGTCGGTACTGTACGGTACTTTTTTATGAGAGTACCAAAGCAAGTTGCTGAAATGTATAGTTTTCTAGGTTTTGAAATTTTATCTGGTACGGTACACCGGGGCTAATTCTGCGGCGGTACGGTACGGTACTCTCTCCCTATAGGGAGAGTACCAGAGTACCAGCCAAAGCGGGGGGTTAGCGTACCTGTGATTTTGGAGGCAATATGACTGATAGAATGAAGGGTGCTGATCACTATACCGCAAAGCCTATCCAGCCGTGGGAGGCCATAGAGGCATGGTATGGCAAGGAAGGGTTCTCTTCCTTCCTGGCGGGCAACGTGATAAAGTACGTCTGTCGATACCGGGACAAGAATGGTATCGATGATTTGAACAAGGCAATGCATTGCCTGGAGAGATTGATCGAACTGGAGTCTGAACGTAGTGACTGATGATGAGGCCAATTGCAGCAACTGTGAATTTTACAAACCTTCCCTGCATGGGAAGCATGGCTACTGTTTGCGCTATCCTCCTGTGTTCACACACCGGGATGACCGCACATCGCATCCAAGGTTTTATTCGCCCGTAGTTTCTCCTACCGGATGGTGTGGGGAATATGTGGAGACTGAAGAGCCATGCCCATCTCAATCGGATTGAACACGCCAGAAGCCAAGATCGAAAGGATCATGGCGACTCTGCGTGAGCATCCAAACCTGATGAAGAAGGCTATCACCTTTGCGCTAGATGATACGGCGCAGAAGATGAAGGATGCCCAGGTCGAGGAGATGAAGAAGGTCTTCAACAATCCACGGCCCTATACCTTGAACGCGATCTTCGTGAAGAAGGCTCGCGGTGAAGGTAGCTTGAATGCCGGTATCGCATTCCGAGAGTTTGGCGTGAAGGGAACGCCAGCTTACAAATATCTCATGCCAAACATTGTGGGTGGTGCCAGGCGAAAGAAGCGCAGTGAAAACGCTCTAGAGGCTACAGGCGTACTACCAGCCGGATCATGGACCGCGCAGGGTAAGAACTATCCTCGCGATGGATATGGCGACATTGGTGGCGGTGCCTACACTCGAATGCTGGCGGAACTGGACAGTCTACCAGCCGCTTCAGGCGGTAAGCAGCAGTTCCAGAAGAAACGCAAAGATGAATCCAAACGGTTCTTTGTGTTCACAGCACAGGGCAATGCATTCCCGTCAGGTATCGCAGAGCGTCGAGGCGGCGAAGTCACAATCATGCTGAAATTTATCCGCCAGCCAAATTACTCGCCTCGCTACGACTTTTATGGCCTGGCGGAACGAGTGGCTCGCAAAGAATTTCCCTTGCAACTCGAAAGACAGTGGCTAAAGTGGCAACCACTAGGTGGATATAGCAATAGCAGCGGTTTCCTGATGGCCGCATAGGAGTAGATCATGAATGATAATGTTTATGCAGAAGGCCCGCATCACACCGAATGTCTAAGGCTTTTGAACGATCTGCACGATCTACTGGTGTGGGCAGAGGCTATGGGTATTCAGATCAATAGCAATAATGAATCTTTCAGGTATGCGATGGATTTTCCGTTTTGGCGGGAGCAGATCGCGGATGTGCTGGGGCTGGCCGGAAAAATTTCCCGCCGGGAAAAAGTGGCCTAAATTTTTTTTTTCAGAAACATAGGTACCCCCCCCGCTCACGCAATGGAATTACAATTTCGGGGTCGAATATTGCCATAAGGCAATGCCATTGCGCCTGGCCGCAATATTATTGCGCGGCGCTATGCCAGCGCATTGCCAGAACCAGCTTTCGCGCAACATTATTGCGCTGATGCAAGAATATGTCGCCAGCGCGCAATATTATTGCGCCTGATCGCTTTAGCCGATTGATTGTAGGTTATTGATTGGATCAGGCGATTAATGGCAATCGCCAGTCTATGCCGCCCATATATATAAAGCATGATGGCATTTTGCCGCGTTTTCCTGTCGCGGCATTTTGTCGCATTTTTTGCTTGACTCCATTTGCATCTTGCATCATCCAGTTTGCCAGGCGGCGCGATTGGCGCGGCGCTGGATTAGGGAATAGGCATTATGTTGGACCGTTTGATTGATACTGGCGCGATCATATGCGCGGCAATCGTGCTTTTGCCGATCGTGACAATCGTTCCTGCATTACCGCTTGCGGTTTTCTCTACTGTAACAGGCATTGCGCTAGCGCCATGGATTGCTTGCGCCTTTGCCGTTCCCCTGGCGCTTTATGTCGCCAATCACGCAATCAAGGGGCTTGTATAATGCGAATTGCTATCCTGATTTTTTCCGCCATTGCGGCCCTAGGCGCAATTGAAAACAGTTATTCGTACGGCATGTTAGGCGCTTTCCTGCACGATATGCCGTTTTCCGAATATGTCGCTAGTTGCGAGTCCGAATAATGTTGGAACTATGGCAATCAATGCCGCTTTGCGAAAAGCTAGGCGGAATATTCATGGCGGTTTCATTGCCGCTTGTCATTTTAGCATTGGCGATTGTTTCGCCGAATTGATCAATAGGGGATTAGATATGACATACTTTCCGCGCATTTTTTCAACCGATAGCGCCAAAGCGGCAAAAGCTAGCGGATATGGTTATCTTAACGCTATCCATTATCTTGCGCCTTATGATTTTGGCGGCGCTGGCAATCTTTGCCCTAATGCTTCGCCGGAATGCATTCGCGATTGCTTAGGGTGGTTTTCCGGCCAGGCGGCAATGGTGAAGGATATCGAGCATGGAACGAATAGCGTTAGGGAAAGCCGCAAGCTTAAGGCGCAATTGTTCATGCGGGATAGGGCAAATTATCTTAACCGCATGGCGCAAGAGATTGTGCGCCTTGATAGGAAAGCTAGGCGCGAAGGATTGGAGCTTTGCGTCCGCCTGAATGGTTCAAGCGATATTGTTTTCGAGCGGATTAGCTTTGCACTATCGCCTAAAACCCTAAAGGCGCTTGGATTGCCGAACGATAGGCGCACTAGTGCAACTATCCTGGCGCTTTTCCCGCATATTCAATTCGTTGAATATACGAAAAGCCCCAACCGCCTAGGCAAAGCGCCTGGCAATCTCGATTTAACGTTATCTTATAGCGCCAGGAATAGCGCGGATTGCGTTAAGGCGCTTTTGGCTGGTCACAATGTTGCAATGGTTTTCTATGGCAGATTGCCAGCAAGTTTTGCTGGTTTTCCCGTTATCAATGGCGATTTGCACGATTTGCGGCATTTGGACGCTAAAGGCGGATTTATCGTCGGTTTGTCGCCCAAAGGCGCAAAAGCGAAACGCGATAAAACAGGCGGTTTTGTTGTAGATTGGCAAGGGAAAAGCGGATCTGCATTAGAAATCCAATGGTGGCAATTGCGGCCTGACGTTTGGGCTAGGCCGGCGGCATAAGGGGAAAGCTAATGGCAAAAACAATTAATATTGCGCTTCGCAATGGCGCAACACAAGCGGTTTGCGGCAATGTTATGATTTTGCCGTTAGGCAATCGCAAACTTAGGGCATTTGTCCATGGCGAAACCCTCAGCCACTATGCGAGCGGTTATCGTATATGCGATTTGCGGCCCTACATGATATTGAACCATAATTCATGGCGCAAACGCGATAAACGCGTTGATGCAATGCTGGCATTGCAGGATTTAGAGTCAAAAGTAGGCGCGGCGAAAGCATGGCAAATTATCGATAGCGCGCCTGTTATCAATCGATAGGGGAAAGCTAATGGCCGGATTTATCATAAACGACAACGCGCCTGGAACGGCATACAATCGCGAAGCGGTTGATCATGCCATTGCCGCGCATAACCGCTACAGGCGCGGCAAAATAGGCAAACGCGAAGCGGCGCTAATCCATGCTTTGCTTAAGGGAAGGGGAAACCATGATTGACCTAAAAACATGGCGCAAGGCGCAAGGGATAACACAAACGCAAGCGGCTGACATGTTGCTGATCACGTTGCGGCATTATCAAAGGCTCGAAGCTAGGCAATCGCCTATCAATGCCAGGATTGCCAAACTTGCGGCATATGTCGAAACATCTAGGTTAGAGGCTAGGCGATTGGCAGGAAAGCAAATGGATTAACCTAGGGGCGCGCAATGCGCCCCTTTTCTTTTGTGACAATGGCAAGGGGCGCGGCATAGGCTAGCGCCCCTTTTGCTTTGCGCCTGGCGCGCCTGGCATCTCCCCTATGCCCTAGCCTCTAGCGCCTAGGCGCGCCCCTATCCCCTAGCGCCTAGGCCATATTCCCACGCCCAAAATTCGCGCAATAATATTGCACATTTTTGTAATAATCTCCGGCCTTGTGAGCATAGGCAATGGC